CTGACTGGCGGAGGCTCTCGATCCAGAAGCGCAAAGAGGTTCCCTTCTGCGAACTGTGCGGCCAGAGGGATAACAACCCAAGCAACCCACTCACCGCCGACCATCTCGTTCCACTGGCTGAGGGTGGCGCGTTGATCGTGCCGACCTATATGCTGAGGACGCTATGCAGGACCTGTCACGGCAAGGTGACTAAGCACAAGTAGGAGGACTCAATGGCAAAGATCGTCGCAGTCTCTAACACGCCAATGGCACCGACCGGCTACGGCACGCAGATCGCGCAGCTCGGACTCCGCGCACTAGCGGCAGGTCACGACTTCAGCGTGGCTGCCAACTATGGCGCTCCTGTGAATATGGAGTGGAACGGCATCAAGATCTACGCCGAGGGCTTGCTGAAGTACGCCAACGACTCAGGACCAGAGAACATCGCCCTGGCTGCTCGTGACGGTGGCTTTGGTCTGACCCTGTTCGATGTCTGGACTGGCGTAGCTGACGGCTGGCACGAGCTGCCGCTCGTCTGCTGGGTGCCGGTGGATCACTCGCCTGTGCCACGCCGCGTGGCTGAGTGGTGCATCAAGGGTGGCAACAAGTACATCGTGGCGATGAGCAAGAACGGCGAGCGCCTCTTGCTTCAGGCTGGCGTACCACGAGACCGCCTGACCTACATCCCTCACGCCATTGACCGCTCGATCTGGAATGCCGATGTGCAGCCAGTCCGAGACCTGCTCCGCGTGCCAGAGGACGCGCACCTCACGATCATCACGGCGATGAACAAGGGGAAGCGCAAGTCGTTCCCTGAGATGCTCCACGCCTGGACGATGTTCGCCGTCTCTCGTGAGGATGCCTACCTCTACCTGCACACCGACAAGTGGGGCCATATGGACGGCATCAACCTGATCCCTCTGCTGAAGGCGCTCGGCGCTCCAGAGGATCGCATTCGCTGGGTGAACTCAGTGCAGATGCGCGCAGGCGTACCGGCAGAGATGGTGGCTCGCCTAATGAGATCAGCCGACTGCCTGCTTCTGGCTTCTCGTTCTGAGGGGTTTGGGCTGCCTGTCATCGAAGCACAGAGCGTCGGCACGCCTTGCATCGTCAGCAATCACACCGCGCAGCCAGAGCTAGTGCGTGACTACGGTCGCATCGTCAAGGGTCAGATCCACTGGGAGGACTTCCACGAGTCGTTCTCGATCATCCCTAATGTGGGTGAGATCTACCAAGCGCTAGAAGCCAACTACGCCGACACCAAGGCTGGCACGGTTGACCGCGCACGCCTAGCGGCAACGATGGACGAGTACGACGCTGACAAGGTCTACGCAGAGAAGTGGGAGCCGCTGTTCAAGTCCATTCAGTCAGGCAAGATCAGGCTAGGCGTTGGGCAGACAGAGATCGCCAACCGCGCAGCTCGCCGAGCCAAGAAGTGATCCAACACCTGTGCAAGCCTGGAGACATCCGTGGGCTTGGCAAGCGCCGAGCCTGCGCTCGCGTCTTGTACTGCAACCAGTGCAAGCGCGACATCGTGCCGGACTCTCCAACCTGCGGCGAGTGCAGCTACTGCCGCCGCACGCAAGATCGTAAGGCTGGCAAGCCGTACTGGGCTGGCAAGGACTGGGTACCGAATGCCGCTGTATGAGTTCAAGTGTCCAACCTGCGGCCGCATCGAGCAGCGACTGCAAGTCAGCTACGAGCCAGTCAACCCACGCTGCGAGTGCGGACCGTGGATGATCCTGCAACTGGTAGCCACGCCTGTCCACTTCAAGGGCAAGGGCTTTGCCAAGCGTGACCGTGACCTCAAGGGGAGGGGCGGTCAAAATCCTAAAGGCTGAGCGTGGTACGGTACCCAGCGACGAGTTCGTCTATCTCTTGTACGGTGTGGAGCCTGCGTAGGGTCTGGAGATTTATTTATGAGCGCCAAGAAACCAGCCGAGAAACGGCAGAACCGAGCGACCAAAGACCTTGGCGTGCTGCCCCAGATCGAGGTTGATCCACGCTCAATCCCTACGCCACCGGCTCATCTGACCGAGCGCTGGGTCAAGTCTTGGGAAGTCTTCTGGGCTTCGCCCTTTGCTCAGGTCGTTCAGCCTGCTCAGTACCCTGCGCTTGAACGGCTCTTCTCGATGTACGAGGAGCGCGAGCGAATGGACACCTATCTGCGTGAGGAGCCGATGAGCGTAGGCTCACAAGGGCAGAAGATTCTCAATCCGATGTATCGTCAACGCTCAGCAGTTGATGCCGAGATCCGGCAGCTGGAGGATCGGTTCGGTCTGCACCCCAAGGCAGGGCTGCAACTGGGCATCGTCTATGGGGAAGCCGCTCGCAGCCTGGAGGAACTGAATGCAAGGATCACCAACGCCACGATTGCGGAAGCCAACAGCGAAGCAGACCCACGCTACATCGAAGCCGACACCGCTGAAGACACCGCAGAAGAGGCCGCTCTACTCGTCGCCGATCAGTAGTCCACCGCCACCCTCTTGGGGTGGGCTGGTCTGCCGGTGGATTGAGACGAATCTCGTTCACGGTGAGGGCGACAAGTTCGGCGAGCCGTTCCGACTAGAGCCGTGGCAGCGTGCCTACATCTGGCGCATCTACGAGTACGACGCCACGACCAACAAGCGCATCGTCAAGCGCGCCCTGCTGGGTACGCCCAAAGGCAACGGCAAGACCGAGCTGCTCGCCGCTATCGCCTTGGCTGAACTGGCAGGACCGAAGGCTCCAAAATCCCCAAATTTGCCGATTGCCGCTGCATCGTTCGAGCAGGCGGATCTCCTGTTTGGCACTGCTCGGATTATGATTTCGCAAGGTCCACTCGCTTCGCACTTTGAGGTCTACGACACCGAGATCCTGATCAAGGATCGCCCTGGTCGGATGTATCGCGTGGCTGCTGCGGCAGGCACTAACGACGGCGGCCGCCCTACCTGCTTTATCGCTGACGAGCTGCACGAGTGGACAGGCAACAAAGAGCGCGTGCATCTCGTGCTCTCCAACTCTCTTGCCAAGCGCGCCGAGGCGCTTGAACTGAACATCTCGACCGCAGGCTCCGACGAGAACACGCTGCTCGGTCGGATGCTGACCTACGCCAAGCGCATCTCGTCTGGCGAGGTGAGCGACCCTTCCTTCCTAGTCGAGTGGTGGGCTGCTGCTGACAGCCACGACCTAGAGACCGACACTGGCCGTAGGGCTGCACTGGAGCAGGCGAACCCTAGCGCTCCGGCATTCGTAGACATTGACAGACTGCTGGCACGAGCCAACGAAGTGCCGATGCACGAGTGGCAGCGCTACCACCTGAACCGCTTTGTGCAGCCGCCTGACCGCTGGATCGGTGCTGAGTCGTGGGCGCGGCTGAAGGAGCCAGACCGCGTACTCGTACCAGGCGAGCAGATCAGCGTGGGCTTTGACGGCTCGTATGCACGAGACGCTACGGTGCTGACCGGCTGCACGATGGACGGCTACATCTTTCTGATCAAGGCGTGGGAGAAGTCCGACACCAACCGAGACCCTGACTGGACGGTGCCACGCACCGAGGTTGACGCAGTAGTCGAGCAGGTGATGACCACCTACAACGCCACGCTGTTCTGCGACCCTCCAGGGTGGGCGAGCGAGATCGAAGAGTGGACGCGCCGGTACGGCAAGCGCGTGGCGGTGTTCCCTACTGCCACGATTGAGCGGATGGGTCCAGCCGTGGACCGATTCTTTACGGCCGTGGCGACTGGCGAAGGGCTGCGCCACGACGGCTCGCCGCTCCTAGCTCGCCACATCAGCAATGTCCACACGCGCCTGACGCGCTATGGGCAGGTCTTGACCAAGGCATATAAGGCATCGCCTGACCGGATCGACGCGGCGGTCTCCGCCGTTGTGGCGTTCCAGGGTGTAAAGTTCCTGAAGGTTGAACCAAAGCAGACAGCGAAAGTGGAGTGGGTGAACCTATGATTCAGAATATCCTTGAGGTTGTGGGTGCGGTGCTTGTGATTGCAGGTCTCGCGCTATTCTCAATCCCAGTCGCATTGATCGCCACAGGCGTAGCCTTAGCTGCGCTCGGCTATACGCTAGGAGATCGTAAGTGAGCATCCTCCGTCGCCTTCTTGGCACCGAGCAGCGCAATGTTTCTGGCGGACAGTGGCTCAGCGATAAGCCAGCTGAATCGTCAGCCGGAGTCCAACTCAATCAGCAGAACGCAACATCGATTGGCGCGTTGTACGCGGCCGTCAAGTTGTACGCCGACACCGTAGCGAGCCTCCCAGTTGGTGCGTTCATCCGTGACGGCGGCGTGCGCCGACCGGTGACGCGACCACTCTGGATTGATCGGCCCATCCCTGCGAACCCTAACTACACTGGCTTCCAGTTCCGCCACGCTGTTGTGTCAAGCCTGTTGCTTGACGGCAACGCCTTCATCCTGTTCCTGACTGACCGCCTTGGCGATGTCGTTGAGACGCGCGTGCTTGACCCACAGAAGGTTGAGATCCGAATGGACGAGATGGGCGCACCGATCTACATCGTGTCCACTGGCGACACCGCGTTCAGCGTTGGTCCTGATCAGATGATTCACATCCCACTCTTCGCCACTGCTGGCACGATGCGTGGAATGTCGCCTGTCGAGCATCACCGCACGACGCTCGGACTCGCCTCAGCAACACAACTTTATGCAGCCAAGTACTACGAAAACGGCGCTGCTCCTAGCGCAGTGATCCGCGTGAGTGGGGAGCTAACTCAGGATGTCGCCGACTCCCTCCGCGCATCGTTCAGCCGCCGTCACGAAGGCATTGAGAAGATGCACAAGATTGCGGTGCTGACCGGTGGTGCAGACTATCAACAGATCAGCGCCAAGATCAGCGATATGCAGCTCGTGGAAACGATGCACTGGGGCGTTGAGGCTATCGCTCGCATCTACGGCGTGCCACTCCACCTGCTCCAGTACCCAGGTGGCAACACCTCCTACAGCAGCGTTGAAGTGATCAGCATCGAGTGGCTGCGCCTAGGGCTTGGTCCACTCATCGCGCGCATTGAGGCAGGGCTTCAGCGCCTGATCGTTGGCGAGACCACCTTCATCAAGTTCAACATTGACGGCCTGCTCCGCCCTACGACCAAGGAGCGAATGGATTCCTACGCGGTCGCATTGAACTCAGGCATCCTCAATCTCAATGAGGTCCGAGCGCTTGAGGATCGACCACCGCTCCCAGAGGGCGGCGATCAGTTCTGGAAGCCGCTCAATATCGGCACCGTAGGCAAGGAGCCAGAGGCGTGAGCTACATCATTGTCGACCTAGACGGCACGCTCATCCTTGACAACGAGCAGCCGAATCAGCCGCTGATTGATGCGCTCAATGAGGAAGTAATGTCAGGCGAAGCAGAGATCATCGTGGTCTCTGCGCGCAAGATTGACCGACTCCAAGAGACGCGCGCCTGGCTGCAAGAGAACAAGGTTGCTGGCGTTGAAGAGGTTCACCTCAATGACTTTGAGGGCAGTGCCTTTGCCACCGGCTTCCCATTCAAGGAGTACAAGTACGGCCTGCTGAAAGAGCAGTACGGCGCAGAGTTGATGGCTGCGATTGACAATGATCCAGCCGTACGAGAACTGGCACGCGGTCTTGGTCTTGAGGCGTACTCGCCTGAGGAGTATGTCGCCGATGAGGAGCGCGCTGTCTACGAAGTGCCGAACTACATCCGCGATGCAGCAGCCAGAGGCTTGGCATTCGTTGAGGACGGTCTCGGCGGCGAAGGCTTGCAGCCTGAGACCATCGCCGATGCGCGAGAACTTGCCGCTGGTCGAGCCGATAGCGACAAGGTGCTACGCACCGCCGCCTGGATTCGCCGCCATCGCGGCGACTGGGAAGGCGTACCGCAGAACAGCGATTCGGATAACCCAGACTTCCCAGGTCCAGGCGCTGTTGCTGGCTTCCTCTGGGGTGTGGAAACAACTGACCGCGACGCAACTGATCGCGTACTCTCGTGGGCAGATGCTTTGATCGCAGCTGAAGATAGGGAGATTGTTGATATGAAAGAGAAAGAAACTCGCTCGGTACCAATCGGTGAGTTCCGACTTGCTGAGGCTGGTGCTGACGGTCAGCGAACCTTCACCGGCTACGCCTCTATCTGGAACAGCGCCTCTGCTGGACTCCCATTCGAGGAGAAGATTGCGCCGAACGCATTCAAGCGTTCACTGTCGCGCGCTGCCGCAGGACAGAAGATCATCGCCTTCCTCTTTGGTCACGACGAGACACGCGCCCTTGCCACCACGGCAAGCGGTCGCCTTCAGTTGACTGAGGATGAGACTGGTCTGCGCGTTGAGGCGAAACTCGACCCAGCCGATCCAGACGCAGCCAAGGTCATCTCGATGCTGACGCACGAGAGCGCCGCCGCTGGGATGTCGTTCGGCTTCCAGAAGGTTCAGGATGCGTGGGATGGCAACAACCGCACGATCAAGGAAGCCAACCTCTTCGAGGTGAGCATCCTTGCCGCCGGTGGTCAGACCCCTGCCTACCCTGCGACCCTTGGTCTCACGGCAATCCGCCAGGTCACTGCGCCAAAGATCGGCGTAGAGGCTGAAGCGTTGATGGCCACACTGGAAACAATCAAGGCTGGACGCGAACTGTCCGCCGAGGAAGTGGTTGTTATTGATGCTGTCCGTTCCAAGCTCGCGCCAAAGCCTGTGGGGATTGATCCGTCAATCGCCGCTGCGCTGCTCGCGATCTCGGCGGCAGAAGGTGACGCACTCTAGGTCACGAGCCACTGCCCCACCGCCCTGAGTAGGCGAGTCCGCAGATCAGGTATCCC